GGACCGCGACGAATCTGGATCTTGGTCGGCGCGGCAATTGCCCAGATGGTTGACAATGCGCCCATAATTATCACTATTACTGCGAGCATCCATTTATCAGAGCGTTTCATTTAAAAGCTCCCGCCATCAACCGCATCGTTGTAATTCTCGCCAAACTGGCCGCCATCAAGAGTGTTTTGATAACTGCTGTCAAACTGTCCGCCGTCAATGTCGGGTGATCCCGGCACGACAACTGCCAGAGATATGAACGGCTCCATGTAACGCGTCAGGATCGGACCGGGCACGGGTAGCAGGTCAGCCATGGTCAACACCCGGTCAAATTTAGCTATTTGTGTTTCAATGAAACTGCCGGGGCAGGGGAGTAGGACTGAAAGGGATGCCGTACCGTTAACGGCAACCGTTGCCCCAGGGTAGATAATCCCTTCCATCAGGCGAGCCTCTTCATGATGCGCAGCTTCTGGATCTTCAACGTCTTCTCTCTGCCGGCTGCATTGGTTACCAAAATCTCTGCATCCCAGTCGCCGTCCTGCAGGTCGGTTGAAATCCAGTCGAAGTGGATCAGGCCTAGCGCGGCATCATGAATCACCCCGGCTTTCACCAGCGGTGCTGTGGTGTAGCCGATGTTCAGGTTGAAGGCGAAGCCGGTAATATTTACCGGCACGCCGTCAACTTTGTATTGCAGCACCAGAGGCTCTGTATCTTTTTCGACCAGGATCATCATCAGCCGGCCAGAATAACCCGGTAATATTTGCTACCGGTGGTTTTGGTTGGATCCAAGAGCGCGGAACCGGAGATGTCGAGAGGGATGGCCTTGTCGGTGATCATCCCGAACTGTTTGACCAGATCCACGCCAACCCGGTAAATCTCTACAATAACCGCCTTGTTATCGTCGGCCGTATTGAGCCCTTCGAAACGGAGGGCGTAATCCTGGGCGGCTTCGGTCAGGCACTCGAATACGGTCTGTTTGGCATAGGCGTAATCGATGGTGATCGGTACGCCGTCGCCGGTGTCGAGATCAGCGAGATCGCTGCCGGCAATGGGCACGATGCCGTGGTCATACACGGTATAATCCGTGTCCTTGACGTAAGTCGGCGGGGTCCCGCCGACCCCTTTAACCACCAGGGTTACATCATCGGTGATGTTGATGTAATTGGTCGGGCAGACGCACCCGGCATAAAGGGTGTGCGCTTCAGCCGTAACGGTACCGGCAGCTTTTACGGTATAGGAAGCCCGCATGGCCATCGCCAGATTCTCCGGGTTCATGGCGGAATCGAGCTTGAAGCTGATATCCATGCCGACGGTGTTGGTCATGCGCTTCAGCAGCGCCCGAGCACCGGTCCGGTGATCGTTGCGGTCGTCTGACGTGGTTTTCGGGGAAAGCATCAGTTCGCTGGCGTCGCCGACTTCCCGAAATCCCATGGGGAGACCGGCGGCGTTAAGCTTGGCGAGCAATAACGGACCCTGGCCGTTAAAGAAAATCGTTTCGGAAAAAGGTACCTGTTTCATATCGATGAACCTCCTTTGTTACTGGTTCGTTTTTTTGGTGAATGTTTACGTGCTACTGGCGCCGCCTTCCCGGAGACTTTGCGTCCAATGCCCAGCTCTTCGAGATAATCGGCGGTGCCGGCGTCAACTGTAATGGTTACTCCGGCAGGATGTTCAACGCTGGCATGCGTGTGCGGCTTGAGCAGTGTCACAGCTTTCATATTTCCAGCTCCGCTATTTTTGCCGCAATCTTGCTGTCCGACAGCGGCATGGTTGGGTTGGGTAATGCGAAGGTTATGCAGCGTAAAACCACGCCGCCTTCCTCTTTGATTTCCTGATCCTTGTGCAGAGTGAGCTTGTGTCCGCTGAAAGGCGCAAGTCCATTAACGATAACTTTTGCTGCCCGCGTCAGCTTGCTTGTCTGGACAAGCCCTTCGGCCAGTACATAGACGCCGAAAATCATGACTTCCGAACCGGCCGATTCCGACTCGATATATTTCATCAGGAAAGCACCGTCCGGGTGCTTGGCGGTGAGTACATCTTTCGTCATTTCTTCGGGTCTGTCCGGATACGGAATGACGCTTTCCGTCATTTTTGCCGGGAGAAAGCTTTTCAGCCGGGCAATGATGGCGTCTATGGTGGCGGTCTCGATCAGGATCATTTCGGGCTTCCTAGCAGTATGGTAGCCATGCCTTTTATCGGCGGCGGTGTGGCTATTACCGGGTATTCCTTCTCACCGACAATAGCGGTATATAAAACGGTTACATCCTTGACTGTATCGGCCCGGCAGGAAAGCGTCCGGTTCTTGTGAGCGGTTTCACCGTCCATGGGGTTGACCGGATCTTCCCATTCATCGAAAATTGCTTGCGTGGTGAAGACGTAACCGGCCGTCATAAAGGTCACGTCTTCACCCGCTTCGTTTATTGCAATTTGCAGGTCTGCCGCAGCGTCCATTTAGGCGCCGGCAGTGATCACGCCCGGAGTTCCGGAAAGCTTGACGTGAAATGTGGTTGCTGTGGAAGCAGCCGCTGCCCAGGCAGTGCAGTTGCCGGTAATATCTCCGGCAGCGGGCGTGGCGGCAGCATTGTCGAACTCGGCGGCGGAAATGTCATAAATGACTTTTTCACCCTGGCCAATTGCTGCAGTCGAGGCATGCGCTCTTTTGGGGACCTCGTAGACGCCTTCGGTAGCCAGTGCGCCGGTTGCGCCGATGGCGATGTCAACGCAGGCGATGCAGACAAGGGCGCCGACAACAACGACCGCGCCACTGGCAATAGCCGCTTCGGTGTTGTTGGTGTAGGTAATGCGATCGCCTTTCTGGACAAAATTTTTCATCTCTATATCCTCCGTCAAAAATGTTGATTGCTTGAAGTCAGGACGGCCGCAACAGGGCCGCCCCTACGGTTTATTGATCAGCCGGATTATGGTCCGGGGTTTTTGGCGATTCCCTTCCAGCTCATGGCCTTGGCGCCGCAGTCGATGCGGACCTTGAATTCCACGCCGTCCACGTTCCAGCCCTGCTTGGTATCGAGGAACGGGGTCTTGTTGCCGTTGAGGAAGAAGACTTTGACGGTCTTGCCTTTTCTTGCAGCCAGATACCAGGCTTTGACGGAAGCGTCGTCAAGCCGCGGCTCATAAACGCGGGTGAAGTAAGCGCCGCTGTAGATGTTCTGGACGTTGGGCGAGGCCTGGGTGCCGATGACCGGAGTAGCGAAGAACTGCTCGCTGGCCGGCTTGAGGGTAAGCGGAGCAAGAAAGAATACCGGCTTGATATTCAGCCGGCGTTTGCCGCCGATATCTTTCTGGAGACCCATGGCGACTTCAATTGCTCCGAGGGAAGTAACGTCAAGCGCTGCGCCTGTCAGGAGGTTCTTGTGATCGGCGTGGAACAACGCTTTGCCATCACCCATATTGCCGTTGGCGGTAAGGACCGCATAGACGACATCGCCGACAGTGCGGGTTGCCGCTTCGCCGTGCTCTTTCGGCAGGTCGGTGAGTGCCCCGAGGTCATCGTTGATGATCGTCTGGCGGGAGAGTTTGAAGAGCTTGCCGAAGGTAGCGATCTTGTACGATTCGGCCTGCTCGGCACGGCTGCCGTACTTGTATTCGTCGTCTTCGCCGATTTCGTCGAGGCTGTCGACTTCACCGGGCCGGACGGCGGTATGGGTTTTGAAGTCGGAAACACTTCCCTCGGCAACCCATGTCTGCCAGGTTTCTTCCTGGGTTTCCCAGCCTTCCAGCAGCGCCTTGTTGGCGACGTTGGCCAGCAGCAGCGGAAAATCGCTGGTTGTGAAGGCGCGGCCGATCATTTCCAGGGCGTTGCCATAAATGGGCTGTCCGGCCATGCGTAACGATTCGCGGGCCAGCTCCATCAGGGTAAAACCGGCCAGATCGCGGGCGCCCAGTTTGACCAGGTCATCACCGACCGTGCGGCCGGAGCGGAGCAGAATGGCTCCTTCCGCAGCGGAGCGGAACTTGTCGCGGGAATCGGCGCCCATTTCGAGACTGCCGCGGAAACCGGTACCGCCGGCGGTTGGTCCGTTGGTTACCAGCTGCTCGAATGCGGCCGAACGGACGGCGTCGACGGAAGTTCCGGCCGTGATATAGCTGGAGATCTTCGCTTCATCGAAACCGGCCCGGCTGCAGATGCTGCGGATGTCGCTGCAGCGGGTCTGCTCGGCGATGATTGTCTGCCGTACCTGCTCGGTTACGACTTCCAGGTTAGGCGCGGCCGGAACTACTGCTTCGGTGCGCACGTTGAGTGTTTCCATGAAAGCATATGCTTCCGCCTCGGTCGCGGTCTCGGAGAGGCCACGCGTTACCAGAAATGCCCTTACTTTGGGATCCATTTCTTCCTCCTTCTTGGTTTGGGGTATAACGGTCGGTGTGGCCGCCCGTACTTTTGCCAGATCATCCGCCCCGATCGGGCACATGCTCATTTCCTTCGGGATCCATTTCGTTACTACGCGCAGCGGACCTTCGTATTCGATGCCGCCCACGGTCTGTTTCTGCCCTTCGGGGATGTAGGTGCTCGCCACATCCTTTCGGGCGACGGAGCAGTCTGTCAGGTGGCCTTCCTTGGTCTTCAGATACGGCCCTTCGGCTTCGGGAGCGGCGGAAAAGTGCGCCCGGCCGAGCATGTCCGTGCCGGAAATGCGCATATTGCGATAGCTGCCGATCAGGCAGGATGTGTTGTAGCGGGTATGAGTGTCGAGTAGCGGCAACTGGCCGTTTTTCGGCATCTGGCAGCCGTCCATCCGGAGCACGGTCGGTACCAGCTCCCAGCGGTCCCAGTCGATTTCCAGCACCGGGCTTTCGGTGGCGCCGATCATCTCCACTGAGCGGGTTGCCTCATCAAGCGACGCCGGGGTGCCATCTTCGGCCCGCAGACAGAGCGACATGGAACGATAATTCAGGGAGGTGTCGATCCCCTCGAAGCCGGTTTTCTCTTTTGTGTCTGCCGTTTTTTTACCGGGCATTATTCTTCTCCTTCGGCCAATAAAAAGGCCTCTTCGACAGCGTCTTTAACGACGCGGGTCAGATTCAGGACTCTGGCTTTCTTGGTCTTCTCACCGGCCGGAGTGTCGGCAGTGTCCGGATCGACTGCTGCCGGGTTGTTGGCAACGGCGTTGAACATGCCGTCGATATTCCCCAAAACGAAATCGAGGCCGCGCTCCTTGAGGTCTTCAACAAATTCCTGCAGATTGTCGAGGATGTCATCCAGGTCCTTGCCTCGGGCGGCTGCTATTTCCTGCGGATCACGCAGGCCGGATTTCATCTGATCGAGCAGCGCCTTGGTATCGCGCAGCATGTCGGTAGATTCCATGCCGGGCGGCAGATAAAGCGCCCGCTGGTAGACGCGGGGATTGCTCCAGTAGTTGGGCAGCTTGAGTTTGCCCGACAGAACGGCACTGTCGATGATGCTGTTGACCGTGGGCCGGGTAAAATGATTGACGTGCCTGGACTGGTGTGGCCGCATCATGACGGCGAAGTCGTTGCGGATCCCCTTGAGGTTGGAAAAATTCAGGCCGGTGTAATCTCCGGAAAGCAGTTCATAGGTGGTATCGGTGGCAATGGCCAGCATGCGGGTGATGAGCTGGGAAAACGGGCCGACCTGATCGCCGGGGATATTCTGCGGGGCAAAGGTCAACTTCTCGCCGGGGCGCAAATATTCGAAAATGGCGTTGTCAATGTTCTCCAGTTTCTTGCCGGCGTCCGCTCCCTGGCCTTCGACAGTGCGAGCGCGTTGGAAGCTGGCGATGTCGGCGCTTTCCACAATGCCGAGATAGCGGGCGGCCATTTTGGCCACGTCGATAGTGGCGTCCATGTAGTCGGACAGGTCATGCGCCAGCAGGATGGCCGTTACGAACGGGGAGACGCCGCGGAGCTGGCCGGGGCGCAGGGTTTCAAAGCCGTGCAGCACATATTCGGCAGGGACGCGGAGCGGCTTGGTGGACGCTGTCAGGCTGTAGGTGCCGTAGCCGGACGGAACGGCAAAATGATAGGCAACTACGCGGCCGGTCTTCGGGTCGAACTCTTTACCCTGGTCAACAGCCATGCCGGGTGCAACGTCGGCATAAAGCGAGGTAAGCCACTCCGATTCATAGGCCATCAGAGTAAACGGCAGGTGCCGCTGTGGATCTTTGATGAAAGTCTTGACGAACAGGGACTCCCCGGCTTCAACATCCTCGCTTTTGGCCAGGCGCTCGAACTCGCCGAAAACCAGCGCTTCGGCGCTGCCGGGATACCAGCGGGCGTCTATTTCCTCCATGGCCCACTTGACGGTATCTTCGATCTGCTGAGCGATGACCCGGTTTATCTTCGGGCGGCCATCCTTGCGCAGGTTGGAACTGTCCAGCACCCGGCTTTGGAAATTGATGCCATCGGCGCCGACGGTGTAGTTGACCAGGTTCTTCTTGGCCTTGACGAAATAGGGGAAATCCCGCACGAGTTGACGGAGGCGGGAGCGGATCACGGTGGCAGAGGTGCGGATAACGGAGTTGACATCCTGGGTTGCCGGCATCCATTCGCCGGTCAGGCGCGTGGTTTTGGCGGCGGCGTACTGGCGCGGCTGGATAACGATGCGGGAGCCGTGAATCGTGGCAGGGGTCTGCCGGCCTATATGGCAGCCGAACTTGTTCATTGCCAGCGCCCCCCACTATTGGCGGCACAGGTGCGGCCGACAGCGGCGCCGCTTTCCAGATCAGCCATCTGTCTGACTTCCTTAATGGCCTTGAGCAGTTTATCGGGGTCTTGATACTTGAAGGTGCGGACGTTGCCGCCGGTGTTGAGGGTGAATTCGGTGAGCTGGATGCGGTTGGCGATGAAGTCGGCGTAGGCGTTGAGGAGCGCCGCGTGAAGATCCGACCAGGTTGTGAAGACTACTGCCGCCATAAAAAACCGCCCTTTGCGTGATAATGTCACGAGTATAAGGGCGGTTTTAGGGCACTATGGAACTTTGCGGAACTTTGCTGATCTTTGCTGAACTTTGCGGAGATTCGAGGCAACTTTGCGCTTGACTGTGATTTTGCAACTATGGTCGAGCCAGCCACCGTTCAGTGCGGCCGGCAACGTAATCTTTTTGCCAGTCATCAATTAGGGAACGATCGCCGAACCATGATCCGGTATCCTTGCGGATCGGGAAGCCGTACTCGCGCTGCAGCTTCAGGATGGTGGCCGCACTCCGGCCGTAATAATCGCAAATCGCCTGCATTCCTTGGAGAGCCGTCTCGCTCTTTTTTACCATCTACCACCTCCGGGATTTATGTTGATTGGCTTCCTGTTTTTTAGTTTCTTGCGGCGCCGGTTCTTCCTGCTTTTCATCGCCCAGGTAAAGTAGATCGGCCGCGGCGTAGCGGTAGACTCCCAAGTCCCAGTGATGATTCGGCAGCTTTTTGGGATTTTTCCAGAAACCGCGCTCGTTTTGCACTTCGACACACATCTGCTTGGCATAGTCGTTCCAGCGCTTGAGACCTTCTTCCAGTGCCGAATGTGGACCGGACCAGGATTCCAGTTCATCTGTTGTCAGGCCGCAATGCAGATGACAGGCGCCGGGATTGCCGGGGTCTATCTGCAGTTTGCGGGCAAGGGTGTTTTTGTAGTAGGTGGTGTCGAGGGTGTAGAGCAAAAGGCCCCCAGGGATGGCGACTTTCTTGCCTTCCTTGCCCGGATAGAAATCCAGGCGGGTCCAGTTTACCGGAATGGTCTGGCGCTGCTTGCCTTTCAGCGGATGCCAGAAGGGGTTGTCGATGCAGAAATCGTAAATTTCGCGGGTGCGGGAATGCTTCGGGTGATGCGGATCCGTGCCGCCCCCTGAATCTATGAAGCCGACGCGGGCGCGATAGCGGGTGCCGTCGGCATCAAACCAGTCGCGATCGGCAATGAGGTTGAGGTGGTTTTCGTGCTCGACATAGCCGTGATCAATTATCCATGTTTCCTGCTCGCGTCCCCAGCCGAAA